TGAGTCTGTCGAGCAACTGCTTCTGCCACTTGCGGAGCTCTCCGAATCTGCACTGCCTTATCTCTGGCGTGTCCTCTGAAGTCCAGAATCTTCCCTCCTTGCGTTCGTAGGTGAACTCCTGCACCTCTGCCTTCTCCACGTGCGCTTTCGGATAGTGCTGCTTCATCCATTCGAAGAAGTCTGGATTGCTTGATTCTAACCGCACTTGCCAGTGCTGGTATCCGCCCTTGCCCTCTTCCATGGCGATGATCCACCGCTTGCAGTCGTTCTCCTCGATGACGATCTCCCAGTCACGCTTGGTCATGTTGGTCGGTCTGTAAGGGAACGACCTGTCTGTGTAGAACCCTCTCTCCTTGTCTATCCAGAGGTACCAGAGTCCAGAAGTCCACTCCTCGGCTCCCCTCGGAGCCGTGACCATGTACCACGTCGCCATCTCACGTCCTCCCAGTTTGTGAGCAATATGCGGGTTTGCCCACATACCGTGCAATGGCAACCAAATGGTCCGTCACGCACCCAGTCGTGTTCTCCCCGCTTGCACTTCTCCATGTCAGGGTTTCTTGACATGCGCCTTAATTTCCAGCAAAGGCTTTAAGAATATCTTTACCAATATATCGTACATAACAGGTATACTGTTATAGGTGTTCAAAAATGTATGGACGCAGATACTACAGGAGGCGCCCCGTGCGCTCGTATGGAAGGAAGAGATACGGTTACAGGAGATACAGGAGGTACTGACCATGGTCGCAGTCCGTGTGACTGAGATGTACGACCTCTCTACCCAGGTCGGAAAGGTAGGTATGGTCGCTATCCACACCCCTGGTCTTTCAGCCGCCTCCAAGCTTTGGGGCGGTCTGTTCAGTAACTACAGGTTCTTCCGTGTCGCTTCTTGCGATGTTGCCCTGGCTTGTGCTTCTACTCTCCCCGCTGACCCTCTCCAGATTGGTGAGGAGGCTGGTACTATCGCACCCCAGGACATGATGAATCCCATCCTCTACAAGGCTGTCTCCAACGAGTCCTTCAACAGGGTTCTCAACAGGATGTATGCTCTCAATGGAGTACCCTCTATGGATGGTAACACCCTCGGCTCCATCTCCGAGGGCGATGTCCTCGATGCCAATGCTACCGTGGATGACAACTTCAAGTTCTACTACGGTCTGCTCGCTGATAAGGATGGATGGAAGAAGGCTCTTCCCCAGCAGGGTCTTGGTATGAAAGGACTCTATCCTATCGTCTACTCCGTTGTCAATACCTATGGCAACATGCTGCAGACTAAGAATTACCCTGGAGTCTCCAACCTCGATGATGTTCCCGTCGTCGGCGGTGATGGTACTGTGACCCATGACACCGATGGTGCCGTTACGTTCCGTGGTCCCTCCATGAGGATGCCCAGGCTTCCTACTAAAGCCATCATCCCCAACTATTCCCAGGCTTCCAATGGAACCATCCCTCTGACCTATGTCGCTTGCATCGTGCTTCCTCCTGCGAAGCTTAACAAGTTCTACTACAGGATGCGTGTCACCTGGACTCTCGAGTTCGAGGAGCTGCGCCCTATCACTGACTACGATCAGGACACGAATATCAAAGGTCTTGGTGCTCTGTCCTATGGTTCTGACTATGCTATCCAGTCCAGGACTATGACCACTACTACCAATGCCGTTGATGGTAACGGAGTTGCAATCGAGAAGATAATGACCGCTGGAAAGTGATGCCTATGGCATGGTACGATGGCATATTCTCTCAGATGAAGCGTGAGTTCGAGACCTCCCCTCTCTTCGGTGGAAGCTTCCATGACCGCTTCGAGTATCAGAAGAATAACGGCTATCTCGTAGGACAGGGTCTAGACCAGCTCGGTACCGTCCTTGGACTCACTGAGGATGATAAGAAGGAGCTGGAGTACATGACTGCACAGGTTCCTGTCCTTGGCGACCTCATGGGCGCTCGTGACAAATATGACTACATAACCGATTACATGCGGAATTCCGGACTCTCCTGGTCTGACATGGAATACCCTACTCAGACCCGTGGTGCCGGACTCGGACTCGGTGGTGCATACCACTTCGTCTCTGACAACATCCGCTCTCTCTATGAGGATGACCCCTCTGAGGAGACTAACAAACTTCTTAGACAGCTGGTTCGCCAGCAGACCTCCCAGAAACGGTACAGGTGGTGACCCTTCCCGCTTCGGGGGGTTAGGGGGGTGAATCCCCCCTACTATCGTTCCCCCTCTCCCCCCTAAAGGGGGGAGAGACGGGACCGCTAGTGTTACGATAAGGTCCCGTCGCTCTTGATTCCGTGAGGAACCCATCTGTCGTCGGACAACTGCTTCAAGTCGAGCTTGTGGTTTGTGAAGACCACCATCTTGACCCCACGTATGTTCTTGGTCTTGCCCGAGTACCTCGGGTCGAATACGAGCCCGTCCTTGACCTCTTCCATGGTCTCGTACAGAGCCGTCGTCGGCTTCCCTGCTCTCGGTATGTCGATGATGACCAGCGATTCCCCGTTGTATGAGCTGCAGATGAACGCTGACAGCTTTTCTGGTGTGCATGAGTATCTAGGTACCACCAAGGCTTCTCCGCGCTCCCACAGGGCGATTGTGAAGAAAGTCTTGCCCTTGTTCCCGACGGTGTCGAGGACTACGTCTATCTCCCTCACCGTCTGCTTCTTGAGTCTGTCGAGCAACTGCTTCTGCCACTTGCGGAGCTCTCCGAATCTGCACTGCCTTATCTCTGGCGTGTCCTCTGAAGTCCAGAATCTTCCCTCCTTGCGTTCGTAGGTGAACTCCTGCACCTC